ATCTGGTTCAGGCAGTTCGCTCCCAGCGGCATCGCCAGTCTCAATATTCTCCGCATCGGGCTCTCCAAGAGGTTCCGGCAGATCACCACTGCCTGAATCCTCCTCTGCCAGGGACGCGAGTAGTTGACTCGAAGGCTCTGGTATGGGGTGGTGTGACTTAGTCGCGGTTCCAGAAGCGACTTCCGGGGTCTCTGGGGGTGCTTGTGCCGAGGCGACCCCTGTCGGTGGTTCGTATATTCGGACTCCGTTGGATTCAACAATTGGATCTGGTTCAGGCAGTTCGCTCCCAGCGGCATCGCCAGTCTCAATATTCTCCGCATCGGGCTCTCCAAGAGGTTCCGGCAGATCACCACTGCCTGAATCCTCCTCTGCCAGGGACGCGAGTAGTTGATCGTGCTCCTCTCGCAGCTTGTCGAGTTTTGCTCGGATTTCCGCCTGCCGCTCTTGGTCAGACTGTGGCATCGTTCGTCACCTCAATATCCGCACTGCCCCCTTTACCCCGTCCGTACATGTCCAGATACAGGGGAATCTCCCGCTTGCCGCGGACTGTCGGCGACTGGTTTCCCCACTGGAGCCCAGTGAAGGTGAAGGTGGTGGAAATGGTGCCATTCGTGAATTGTAGCGTTCCTGCCAGGCCGTCGATCGAAGCCGTGTCATACAGCTGCGTGTCGTTCGTCGTCGTATACGGATTGGTTGTCCTGAGAATTATCGTTCGGTTTGTCGGGCAGATCTCGGTCGGCGTCAAACTATTCGCCCAGCGCGGTTGCAAGTGGTTGTCAATCACCAGTACAAAGTCGTTAATCGCATGCGTGTTGGAGTTGACCGTTAGAACACCTTCCCCGAATAGGAACGGATCGCGGTTGGCAGCGACGGAAATACTGGGCGGTGAGCCAGGCCAGGACTCGCCGGCTGTTTCGCTCGTGGCCATGATCTCCAAGATCATCTCCACTAAGTCTCCCTCATCCTCCCCAGGTCCTCCACGAGCACGAAAGATGGCGCGATTCACGTAACAGGTATCGTACCGCAGAATCCCGCCAACCTTGTCGATCAGCATTTGAAAAGACGGCACGGTCTCAGCGGTGGCAAAGGTGTCACCAGCCGCTGCTGCACCAAGGATACGAGGTAGCCAAGCGTCCAGATCGGCGGGATTCATATACATGGACAAGCGTCCACCGGTGGCGTAGGTGCCACTGCGTGTACGTTCCACCAACTGCTTGCGAGATCCAACAATGGAGCGAGTGCCCACGATTCGCTTCTTCGCCTGCATGGTTTCATACAGGAAGTCATACGCCTCGCTGTTGTCGTCAAACGGGAGAGCCGCATCCACAATCAGTCTTGCTTGTGCGCCCTGTGTACATACCATGTCTAGCCCCTCGTCTCTCTGACTATAACACGCAGGATGAGCGTGCTTATTTTTTGGTCATGCTTATTCGGTTCGTAAACGGGACCGTGTTCGACCAGCACGGTACAGTTATTACTAACCGCCGCGATCTTCTTGTGGATGAAGCCCTTGCGAATCTTCTGCCTCCAGTTTCCTATCACATCCGCCTCATCCAAATCATTGTCGTCATTCACCACCATGGTGACTTGAATGCCATAGCCGATATCGTCTCGTTCGTTCGTGCCAATGAACTCTCTTTCCGCAACGGGGTGCACGGTAATGCCAGGATAAAACTGCCCTTTGTCACTCGGCGCCGTGCGAACCGCGACCTGCTCCATGTTGCCCAAGCCAAGAGCACTTATGGCGTTCTTCACTGCGGTAAGTACATCGCTCTGCGTACTCATTTTCCCTACTCACCTGGGCCACCCGTGGTAACCTCACCCCAGGAACTGGTGTATTGCAATTCTTCCGATAACATGCCGCTCTGGACTGCCGTGTGACGGATGTCACTACCTATGGCCAGGTTGAGGGCCTCCTTGGCCAGCGAGTCCCGCTCCCGCCAGTCAATTCGCTTGGCAAGCTTCGCATACTCCGCCTCTAGCAGCCGCTGAAAGTAAGTCAGCATGGAGTTGATTTCGATATCCAATGGATCGGAGATAATGTAGGCATCGCCAGCGTAAGTCGTTGACTCGGACAAAGCGGAGTCCAGGGTGAGTGCTGTAGCACTAGCAACAGCCGATACGATCCTCTGAGAGTCGAACGGGTTAAGCGTTCCATCCACATCCCCCATGACCCCGGTCGGGGCAGTGGAGGAAGCGGAAGCCCGGAAAACAGACCCGACCATCCTTGAGGTAAATGCAGTGCTGGATCCGGTTACCGCCGTGGTGCCAGCCGTACAAGCGAAAGTACCAGACGCCTCCTTGTATGTTCGTAGCTCCCTGGGCGACATTTCGTAGATGGCGTCATAATTCCGAACGGCATTAGGCGCCCTGCCGAACACGACAGAGAGGGAGCCGATGTAATCACCAGTATTTCTGATGGTGTACCATTCAGGAATGGAGATTGTCTGAGCGCTAAAGTTCCGCGTGTACTCGAGCTGCTCCTCTGGGGAAACGTAAACCAGCGGAAACAGATTCACCACATCCATCAGCTTGTCTATCCGCAGGAAGTTCACCGGTAGCGGGTAGGCGTCGCGATACCATTCATACGTTGTTGAAGACACGTCTGCGCCAGGATTGCCATTCACCCCAAGAGTCAGTGTAGTGTCACTCTCCCGGGTCTCCACGGGATAGTGGACGTTGGAGATTTTGATATTTCCACGGGCCGTGTTTGACGGAAAAGTTCCACCGGTCAATGTTACCAGTCGTTCCGAAGCTCCCCCGGTATTGTCGTAAACCACCGTCCCAGTACTATAGCTGGCCTCGGTCACGAGCTGAAGTCGCCTCTTGTAATAATTCCAGCGATGGTCGTTCGACACCCGCCTGTAGCCGTTCAGCACCGCAGCCTTTGCGAGTCGCAGTTCCCTTCCAGTCGGAGCCTTCACCGCTGGGTTGAACACTGACCACAGGTGCTCACACGCATCCTGAAAGGTATACAGTGGAGTGGTTGCCATTACGTTACCCGTTCTGGAGCGTAGAGTGGTTGCGTATCCGCTATTGCTGGAGCCACAAGCAGGAGAGAGTCAGCCACGGGCGAATCCACGAGCACCAGGCTGTCCGCTTCCGCGGGCGCGGCTAGGTAACGGATATCGGACGTCACATTATCTGCCAATGCTATCTCCTTCTACTCGCCTGTCGTGGTCTCTTCTTTAGTCTAGCCTTGTCAAGGATGGAATCCTCTTGATCCCGCAGTCGCTGCGGAGTCCTTCGCCCTCTCGCCACCGTACTGACACTAGCACCAGGAACCTGTCGAGCCACCATCCTCATCGCCGCAAGCATCCCATCATCCGCCGGCAGGGCCAGCATGTAATGCGTGACTGGGGCACTAGCGGATGCCGTTCTCCCGTGCACTTGTTGCCATGTTCCAGCTACATCATACCCGTGGCGAAGTATGTCAGCTTCAGCATCGGGCTTAGCACGCCTGGTTGCAATAAAGACTGCATGGTGTTTATAGTGGGCCATTATTGATACCAGCTAGATAACTTGCGGTATACTTGAGTTCGCTCGTTCACGGTGAGTATCCTATTCCAGGTCAGCAAGTCACCGAGATAGCTATTGAACGGAGCTCCACCGTCATCCTCCCTCACACCAATAAGCGTAATGTCCAGCGCGGTAAGATCCCCTTCCCATTTGCCATCGTTCGCCCCCTGGGTCTCGGTGATAATTTCATCCGCACCGTTATTTACCTGCATGGCGAGGGTCGCCCCGTTGTTCCGCCAGCACAGGATATACACCGTGTCATCACTCAGGCTAGTGTCACCATCCAGTTCATCCACCCCGCCATCATCCAGGATAAAATTCATCGTCTCATCCGTGTCGATCTCACACGAGAGGTAATGCCCCGCAGCACCGGTGACGGACTGGGAAAAGACGCTGCGGTCATTCCCATTGCTGCAGTGTACTACCGCAAAAACAGTGGCTTCCGCACCAGTGGAGAAAAGTCCGTTGTATTTCAGGTACTGCGGAATCGTTGCATCAAACAACAATGCGGGTAGACCATTTATTCCCGTGGCTGCGTATGTCGGCCGTGCGCCGGCGGTGGCTTGATTGCAAAGCTTGCGACCGACAGTGTCTTCCCATGAAGCAACCGGGTCCCCGTCATTCGGCTCGCCACCTTGCGCGCCGTCGTCGAACGGCCATCGCGAGGTCTCGGACACGGACGGCTCGTTGCCTGCGACGAGGAGGGCGATGTCGGCTGCTGAGAGGTTGGTTGCGTATACGCGAAGGTCGTCTGTTTTGCCGTCGAAGAAGTCGGACGCACCAGCACCCCAGCACGCAATTGACAGAACCGCCGCAGCAATGTCTATGTTGGCACAAGTCCCAGTTCCGAGCGATGCGCCGTTGAGGAACGTCTCGTATGATGTGCCGGTTTTCGATACGGCGAAGTGATACCACGCCCCGTTGTCGCTTCGTGTTGCGCCTTCCTGCAACCACGACGACCCGTCGTACCACGCAAGCACGCCGTCGTCTAGTGAACTGTGGTAACCGAACGCGAAGTCATTGCCGGTAAATAAGTATGCGTTCCCCGTTACGGTAGTATCTGTCTTTTGCCAAAACGTCACCGTCCAATCTGTACTGGAAGTAATCTCTGTTGAGCCAATTGCGACATAATCACTCGACCCATCCGTCAGCAAGCTATACCCATCCGCACAACTCGCAATACTCCTCGCCACATCATCCCCTTTCCACCGGGCTGTGAGTGACGTTGTGTAGTCAGTTCCTTTGACGTAGGCGAGGATGTTTGCGGCGGACAGTTCTGTTGAGTAGATACACCAGTCAATCGCATCACCTGCTGCAAAGTCACTTGGGGTCGTGTAAGCACCCAACGCGAGATTTATTGCTGTGTTCCCCATCCCGTTGGCGTCCGTCCCTTTTTGGATACCGTTAACGTACACCGTTCTATTGGTTCCGTCTGTTGTAAATGCCACATGCACCCATTGGTCACTTTCAACTTCGCCTGCCCCCGAAGTCAACATTCCGCCAACATCCCCGTAGAACCTAAAACTGCCAGTGGTGAGATATAACTGAAGTTCAGCCCCTTTGCCGAAAACCGTATCTGTGTCTGCGATGTTGCATCGCACCCACGCCATGGCTGTGAACGCTGCGCTGGAGTCAAACGTGTACCCCGTTGTCACATAATCATCAACCCCATCAAACCTCAACGCCTTACACCCATCCAGATATGGCAACCGCCTCCGCTCGTCGAACCTCGGGCGGAACACGGGTGTCGCGGAGGTGTCGCTACCGGCGTGGTAGAGGGCGATATCGGCGGCGGTGAGAATGGAATTGAAGATGCGTACGTCGTCTATGATGCCGTCGAAAGTACGGCTTCCAGCAGAGTTGTTCCCGACAAACATGTTGGTAGAGCCAATCGCTGGGGTGCCAGAGTCTTGATCAGCCGAACCGGAGATGGCTCCGTTGATATAGATATTGGTTAGTGAACCATCAGCATTACGGGTGACTTCTACAGTGTATTCTGTCCCCAGAACAATTGAATTCGTAGCACTGACAGCAGATGTTCCCCCATTGTCGGAACTGAAGATGACTCTGTCATTTGTCGTTGAGATATTGAGTACTGTTTTCCCATTATCGACAATCCGACCAAGATTATTTTCGCCCCACCCACTTGCCTTTATTCGAGCACATATTGTTACTGCCCCATCACCAATAATCTCATCATCGAACTCGCACTCACTCGTCGCTCCATCACAATTGAAAGCAAAGTCCCTCGGACTCGTCGAATGCACATCAGCACTACGTGAGTCAGCCAACGGGCTCAGCACGCCCGTGTAGCCCCCGCTCCCATTGTCCTCGATATGCACGCCCCAGGTGTCGTCCGGCGTATCAACTCTCGCCACGTCCACGTCCGTGAACCCGGTAAGCGTTCCATCGGCACTGCCAACTGAGTCCTGGAGAGTAGCGGTGTAGGAGCCGTCCGGCGTATCGCTGGACCACGCGTTAATCGTGTCCATGTTAGTAAGCGTGCCGTGGTTGCCACCTGTTACGTCCGATGCCGTGGCCTCGCGTGGGCCGGCACAGGGAGCGGGACCGGTGGAGACGGCTGTCACGGTATCAATGTCACCGATGAAATTGACGTCAGCACGAAACTCTAACTTACCGCCCGCTCCTGCCGTGATCGTCTCAACGTAGGTGCCGTTCGCGCTTCTCGATGTCCCGTTGCCCGTACCGACTCTAGTATAAATATTGCCTGCCGAGTAGTTGGATACCGTATAGGTTACGGTGTAGGTGTTGCCTGAAGCGAAAGCGATGTCCTGCTCAAGATCGCTGTCGCCTACTTGGCTTCCGTCGCAGGATGCAACACCAGCAGCAATCGTCCAGCCTGTGTTTTTGGTCCAATCGGTATCCGCCGCAAACGTCCCATTCGTCACCAACTCCGCAGCCACTACGCTGGCGCTGTTCGAGCCTTTCGCATCCGTGGCTGCCGTTGCGTTGGCTCCCTCATTGAGATTCCAGCAGGCGGTTACCTTGGCCCACAACGCGGGTTGTTCGATTGCGATCTGAGCACCCGTCATGCCGTTGCCACCGCCAACCAACGCAGTGATCTCGGCTGCGGTGGGGAGGGTGCCCTCGCCGTAGAGGACTTTGGACATGTCACCATTGGCATGAGAAGACCCAGCTAACCACTGTCCGATGAATCGACCGTCTGTTTCACCCAATGCGTTGGCGTGTGCGGAAATATCTGCGGTTATGCCTGTATCGGTTCCGTTTATAAAACAAGACGCATTGCCATCCCGATCGAACAGCATCACACAATGGTGCCACGTGGCATCTGTCTGTGCTGCCGACAGATCCTCATCGACTCGTGTTGACTGATCGTCTGCAATCAGCCGTATGTGATACTTGCTTGTGTCCTCATAAGACACCCATACGCCACCCTGGTTTAACGCTGACGATCCACCTCCTGTTCGGAATATAGTCTGAATGGCCGTTGAATCCGCAGGCTTAAACCAAAACGACAACCAGAAGTCCTGCGTACCTGGATCTATTGCACTGCCGGGTTGCAACCCCACCTTATTTACCGCCTTGAACAGCCGTCCGCCCACCGTACCGAGGTTACGGGATGGGCGCAGCCAAACATCCGGGCTCAAGTCGTTCAGGTTGTTAGGGGCACGTACGTTCAGGCGTATGCCCGCGAATGGGCCCATTACCATAAAAGCACCATGTTGGAGGCGGTCGTGGTCGTCTTGCTGACGGATGTGACGCGAATCGGCAGCATTGTGCCGTCCTGCACATTGTTAAACGTGAGTGTTGCTCCGCCGCGCATCACAACCTTGACAATGCCGGAGGTTCCCACCCACAGTGAGCGGGAACGAGTCGTAGCGGTGTGGTCGGTGGAGCTAATATCCACCGCTTCCCCACCGTTAAGCGGTGCGGATACGTCAAATGTTACATCTTCTGGCATGAGCCTACCCTTATAAGAGACAGGGTCCAGCAGGCCTTAAATCACCACCGTCTGCTGAACCCTCCTGTTGGGCTGCTGGTCTAACTTACGCAATACGATAGGTAATCCAGGTTGTTGCGGCGGTCATCCGGCTACGAAACTGAGCCGAGTTGCCGTAAATTCCACCGGTACTCACATGAGCAGACTGGACGATCGGATTGCCGACCAGAGTGTGATCCGCGCCGGCAGTCAACGTGATTGTGTCGGCCGCTGCCGCGCTGAGGTTAATCAACACCCAATCAAACGAATCGCCAGCGGCAAGCGATGTACCGCCACTCATAAGCGTCCCAGTCGGAACAGTGTAGGCCTGCGTGGACCCTGCCGCATGGGTTCCTGTTATGATCCGCGTAAGGAGCTCCGCGATTGTCAGCGTTGCCGCCGTGGTTTCCGCGGTCGGTGCCCCCTGCTGAACAGCCAGTAGTGTGTTTACGATGATGGTGTCCACCGAAAGATCGGCGAGTTCCAGATTGGGCCCGGTAACGCCATCGCACGAAAACAGCCGCCAGAAGTAGCTGGAGCCCTCCTTGATTGAGTAGAAGAACGCACTGTCTCCGGCGTCCCCATAGGTGATGGTCGTACTTGCGGCTTGGTCGTACCCGCCGGTGACCGTCAGTGTCAGGTTACCACCATCCACATCCAGCACCACGCCACAAAGCAGACCAGCCTGGGTCGGTTGCGCAAGGGTCCTTGTTTCCGCACCGGTGGTCGTGACGGCACAGATCATACCAAAGTGCTGTATGGTGATGGTTCCGGTATCACCAGGATCGCCCTTGGTCTTATTGGCTCGGTAAATTTCTCGAAGTACTCTTTGTCGTGACATGGCTCTTTCTCACAAAAAGGTTTTCAGTAGAGAGGGTTTATAGCACTGCAGGTCACCCCTACCAGTCTCACCGCAGCTGTTGAATGGATTCCTTTATCGCCTCCTGGCCGGCCAATAGTCCTGCTTGGTTTGCCAGGATCGTGCCATGCGCCTCGAGATTAGCCAGTTCAGCCCGCTCGCCTTGGCGAATGTCCTCCTCGCACGCCTGCAGCCGCATCTCCACCCGCTTCTCCACCTCCTTGTCTGCCTCTCGATGCTGGCCACTTGCTAGTGTCCCCGAGACGAGCCATCCGACAAATAACCCAATCGCCCCTATTAGCGCTGGGGTTAGCGGCTTCAGGATTTTGGATCTCATGCTCTCTAGTCCCTCGGTTCGGCAAACCCGTCGCCGATCATGCGTTGGTTAATGCAAGCATCACCATCCCATAACTCCACGAGCAATCTCCGAAACGAGCCAACTTCATCCATCTCCGTCCTGATCAGCAGCGGATCGGCCTGCGACAGCAGTGACCGTAAATGCTCCGTTGCCGCGTTTCCCGCTGCCTTCTCCGATCCCACTACCTCTGGTGCATTCATCCCCAGCAGCCGACAGTACCGGTGCTTACATTCCCAATCCAGCCCAACGGAGATGGCTAAGACCACCGTGTCTCCATCTACCACGCGGATAAGCTTGGCCTTGTAAATCCAGCGGTCTTCGTCTGTAGGAGGGGTTGTATTCATGTTCCGATTCCCATCTCACCACTCCCCATATCGTGTGAAAAACAACTTCAGCCAGGCCCAGCCGCGGGGCCGAGCCGACAAATCTCCACCATACTCGCATGCGAGCGCACCCCAGGGGCGTACCCGCAAAAAGAATGTTCTGGCTGCTTTCGGCGCCAGGTTGGATTTTCTAAGGTTCCGGAAGAAGATATAGTCTATTTCCTTCCGCTCTTTTTCATCCTTGCACACAGAGTATCCGTAATCGTGAAAGTGCCCCGCTGCTCTTAGGTCACAGCCCATCACCCTGTCAGGCGAAAAAGAGTTGCCGTTGGAAATAAAACTATCCGGCGGGCAAGGGCCTTCCATGATCACAAGTAACGCCAGCGGCAGGTCGCTGTTGGTGATCTCAGCATCACCCTTACAGCGCCTCCACCATCGTCGCAAGATGCGAACAGCCCTACTCGACTTTTTCCCCTGCCTTGCCATTGAGTTCACTCACATGTGGCACGTCAATCAGATTCCCTTCGCTGTCGTAAAATCGCACATCGTACTCCGAGTCGATCGGAGCTACTTGCGCGGGGGGTACTATCGGCACCTTGTCTTCCTGGTTGTATGACCATAGCCCGTAGGCGCCGAGGCCACCCAGGGCAAGCACGGCGAGTTCCTTCCAGCTGATGCCCCTGTTGCTGCGATCTATTTCCTGGTTAAACCCCATGTCGTCCTCTGCAACATCCAGGGCTTTGTGGGTGGCCTTATCGTACAACCTGTTCTGCCGGGTGACTCCTTTGAGGTATTCTCCGTACAGCAGCTGCTTATCTACTCCCGAAGATTTGTTCGAATTCGGCATCTGCCTCCGCCTCTCTATCCAGGGCATCCACCAAAGCAGCTCGACCAGCAGCAGCTATGTCGAGCGCCTGCAGCGTTGCCACCTTGGACCAATCGACCCGCTCACCCTGTTCGACCTGCTCGGCCGCCTCGGCAAGCCGATCGCGCTCAGTAATTACTCGAAGTCGACTCATGCTTCCTCCTAGGTGATCGTCTTGTTCACGATCGCATCAAAAATCTTGTTGCGGCGGTCGGCATTCGCCTCGAAGTTCTTGCCCATAAGCGTGAGCGTACCTGCCTGCTCGCGGGCGACGACGGCGTTCATGTTGACGTCCGTCGGCGTGTCATTCGACTGCGAATGCTGGCCCTGCCGAGTGGCGTCAGCATCCTCGGCCGGTCCAAAGCCTTCACTGTGTTCAGGGGCGTTCGGGTCTGCCATTGGGGTTCTCCTTCTTTCTGGGAACGATTTCGTAAGATCCGGGTTTCTTCTCGATAAAGGGCATGTCGCCCACTACTTCCTGCCTTTGATTGTCGTAGGTTGCATAAATGCGACCTGTCGCGTCTACGTGAATCTTCGTAAGTTTGCCACCGGTAGCGCCCGGCTCTCCATCCTCACCATCGTCCCCGTCTTCCCCGTCCTGACCATCCTCTCCCGGTGATCCGGTAATAGACTTCAGGAAGGATTCATCCGTTTTAAGCTGCGTCACAATGGTGGATACGAGCCGAGCCACCTGCTCTTCCGTCATCCCCTCACCGGCATTCCCTGGGTCGCCCTTCTCTCCGGGTTCCCCTTTTTCGCCGTCTCGTCCTTTGAGTCTCGGGTCATCCTGGATCCTCTCCAGAACCGCTTCCACTATTTTATCATAATCCACCTCACAGGACTGCACGGGGGGGGCGCCTAGTGGGGACGGCATGGTCGGATCCGTGAGTGGCGGTGGCACTGGACTTGGCTTTAACTGCGGTATTTGCGGCATTCGAGGCGGCTCGCGTGGTGCGCACCGCGATCTGGAAAATATTTGTGCCAGCATTCCGGGGCGCCAACATGCGGCTATCGTGTGACCGTCTCTATCGCCATATGAGCTAGTCCTGGAGATCACCCCAACCACGTGGCCACCATTGTCAAGGACGGGCCCACCAGAATCCCCCTGACTGGATCCACGGGTGATGGCAATGCTATCGCGACTCTGCTGTACCATCCTGCCGGCCGTTGCCTGAAACCCCCGCCTGGGCATGCCACCGAACCCCACCATGGTAAGGTTGTCCCCAGTGGAGGGGTATGTCCTGGAGACCGTAATGGGAGGCACGCTTGGCTTGCCGCTGAGGGCGAGGGTGGCTACATCGAACTCAGCCGACCCTAGAAAGGCAATCTTGCCAGTAAAGCTTTCGCCGGAATGCGGGAACTCGACGACGATCTTGTTTGGGTCGCTGTATCGCATGACATGCCAAGCTGTCACCAAGACACAAGCATTTGTCTCCGTGTCTCGCATCCACACACCAGAGCCCTTGCCCCAGTTGTTAACTGACCGATCGAACGTCCGAACGATGCAAGTACCAGGCCAGAGAGCCAGGTTTTTCGAAGTTGAACCAAGACCTTGCGTGCGGGGTGAGTCGACACGACCCACGGGAGGCCGTGGCGGTGTGCCAATAATGCCTCCACCGTCCCATTGACCTGTTGCTGATCCTGCAAAGACCAGCACCAGAAAGATGGCGAGTAGTATTTTCTTCACCACTAGTCCCCCTTTGTTTCTATGCCCTTAATGTCGCTCGGGCCGTGCTGTTTGACAATTTGCCCCCTCAGTTCTTGGCGACTCAACCCCGCCAGCTCGGGATTCTTTTGAACTGCCATCCTGGCGTTGCTCTGTATCAGATCCTCGGCAAGTGGAATTTCACTCTCGAGTGGATCAACCAGCGGTTCTCTATAAGGCGTATTGACCGCCCCTTCACAGGCCCAGCCACGTTTTTCGCATAGCCGGCGTATGTATCCTCGCCCCTGAGACGGGCCCACAAAAGCCTCTGGATCACCCTGAAAGCGGGCCAGGCCGGACTGGTAAACGTCTCCGGCGCTGGGAACGTAGCCGCGCTGACACGCTTTCCGCAGTATCGCAGTCTTTTGCCGCTCGTCCACGAACTGGTCTCCAAGCATTGGCATACCGTGAAAAAAGGTGGAGTCCGTATTCAACACGGGCCCCGACTGGCACGCCACCATCTCGGCAAATCGATGTGTCTGACCAAGCCGCCGCAGCCGGAAGTAAAGCGCTCGCCGCGACACACCAAAAGAGGTAAGTAGTGGCTTTATCGCATCACTCCCGTCAAGTTCAGGGTGCTCTGATATGCACTCCGCGTGGCTGAGAGGACAGAGCAATAAGTCTATATCGTCCCTCCACTCCGGGTTGCGCTGAAGAAATACACTCACCCATTCGGGCCACTTATTTTTTAGCATTGTCCGCACCCCCAGCGGCCGGCTTGGCCCTGGCCTGTTGCCTCGCCAAGGCCACCTTGACAGCGTTTAGTTCTCGGGTTTGTTCCAGCTCCTGCTCGAACTTCTGTGAATCCTGCAGCGACTCGCGCTCATGATCCACGCGATCCTGTTGATGCTCCCTGGCAAAGTTTTCGACATCGTGGGACATTCCGATCTGGTGCTCTGCATCCTTCTGCTCCAGGGATTGTCGACCCTGCTCTATTTTGGTGACCGCATCTATCTTGGCCGCCTGTTGCTTAACCTGCATGTCCTGCATCTTGCCTTCGATGGTCAGCCGAGCCTGCTGCTGTTTCCCAATCGCATCTACTTGTTTCAGATCTAGATCCATTTGCTTGCCTTGCAGGTCCATCTGCTTGCCCTGGAGCTCCGCCTGGATCTTCTGTTGCTCCATTTGGAGCTGCTGCTGCTGAAGCTGAGCGGCCTGCTCATCCTCCTGCGGGGCGGGAATCTCCATGCCTTCCATATTCATATCCGCAGCCTCGCCCCATTTCTTTATCATCTCATTCACGGGCGTATAGTCGCCCGACTGCTGAGCAGCGCCTGCGGCAATGGGTAGCCAAGTGGTGATCGCCTGGTTGATGTTCGCAATGTCTCGATCCTTGTCTGGGCGACGCATACTGGACGCGGCAACGGTAAATCCCATTTGGCGTGCGACCCTTTCCCGTGGAGTTCCCTGTACGAATGCATCCCACAGCTGAGCACCTGTTTCACCTAGCAACGGGGCAACATCGCGACCGTGTACAAAGGTCCTGGCGCAGAATGCCTCGAGGCTCGCCACGCGACTCTGCCACTTAGCGACCTGTTTTGCCATATAAGCTGGACGCACGCCGGCGTTTTGCCTGCGAGCCATGGTGGTTTCCGCCGTACGGTCTTGGGTTCCCTGGGTGTTTTGCCCGTAGACGAACTCCGTCAACCCCGTTCGCTTGTCGAACAACTCCGACACTGCCTCAATAATCCTCCACACGTCCAGGTTGGTTTGCGGCTGCTGCAGCACCTGAACGGAATCCGATATCTTGGGGCTCAGGGTGGCGGGAATAGCGAAGACTGTTTGGTCCTGCCCGGTACGTAGATGCTTCAAGAATCGCTCATACGCCGGCTCAGTAACCGCCCAGAAGTCTCTGGACGAGGACCAGATGCGGTTCATCAAATGCGGGATCATCACATTCAGGAACTTGAGTTCACCTAGCGCCGGAGCCAGCGGGGCGACTGGCCAGGCGCTGTCGGGGTCTGGATAAAAATCAATTACATCGATCGGCCATCTGTCATCCGCGTAGGTTTCGATCGGCCATTTGAAGCGGTCTCGCACGGCATCCGTCGTAGCGCCGGAGCGAAGGAAATCAGACGGACAATTAAGCGGATATGGGACGTTGGGCGAAATAGCCAGCCACGCGTAATCCCCGATGGTCTCTTCCAGGTGAGCCTTCAGGGGTGTATTCATCCCAGTAAGGCGGGAGCCCACGCCGGTCTTGGACCAAACCTCGTAGTACTCCATCATGTCATTCGTTTGGCCCTCCACCTTTCGGGCAGCGTACTCCGAATCCGTGCGAAGCTCACCTTCCGCCCAAGCAGATTCAAGACTGGCTCGACCCTTTAGACTGTCTGGCTTCAAGCCAAACCTCCGCTCCACTTCCCACACGGGCGCAATTCGCCTCAGGGCGATCCACTTAGCATCCTCGAGCCTTGAAAAGTCGGGGTCTATGTACAGATTTTCAGGGGGTTCACGAAAGCAACCGGTCAGCGTTCTGCCAGATGCAGGGAACTGATATGGCTTTACCCACAACACGCCACGGCCCTTTATCAAAGCGTCCACCACGGCGAGCAGAGAGTGCTCTTCCAGCCCTCCGCCTGGCATTTCTCGTGGCGTATAATTCAGCCACTCCTGCAAGAGATAGGCAATGATGTTGTCGACCAGAGAGTCCTGCTGTTGCCCCTGGATGACTTGTTGATGAAGGGCCTGCACGTCAGGATTTTCAGGATCTCCGAATACTTGGATCGGGACCTCCTTGATCCTCTTTCCCTTTACCGTCCGATGTGGAATGTCCCAAATAAGATTCGGCCCAAACACAGCCACCATCTCAAACGCCTTGTTGATGGTGACGCGAAAACGAGGGGCGGGAACACCCTTCCAAAACTTCTTCTGGTAGGATGGGTCCCACATCGCGGCGGCGGACTTGCTGTAGAACATCATGCATTCTTCAGCAATCTCCTTCCACTTGGACCGGGATTTCCGGGCAAGCTCTATCTTGCCAGACCAGCCAGATGTAAGCGGGCGGAGGAATTCCAATTCTGGATGGATGTCCATACGGATCGCCTTTGGTTTACTTGCCGTTGCCCTGCGCCTGCTTTACCTGTTCGTGCTGCTCCGCCCGTCTCCGCTGGTCTTGTTCGACCCGCTCCTCCTCCAATCGCGCCTTCTCCGCATTTTCCGCCAGGACCACCTGGTGGTACTTCATCGCATCTCGCTGCTTGCTGTACGGTGGAAATTTCCACACGCCATTGCGGCGAAATGGGCGATTCGTATCCGTACGGCGATCGTCTCCAGCCCAATGCACACCGGGCTTGTAGTACATTGTGCGATGCGGCTCGAACACGGCAAGCATGATCCTGCCAGGCCCTTCGACCTTGACGCAGGTTGCGGAAATAGGATCGTCCATTCGCTGGTCATCCTTGTAATAATGAACATTCCATCCGATATCTGCCGTGGCCAAGATTTGTCGCTCTGGGATCTTTGGCATGTCAATCTCTCCGATCTCGCTTGCTTAAATGGGTTACATCGGGCTTCAACAGGGTGAATCCAGTCATGGAAACATGCTGACGCTCGCACGGGACTCGCAGGGTGCAAGGGCCCTGGACAGTGTCTCGGATGGAACAGGTGTGGGTTCCGCCACAGTGCGGACAGTCAAACTCAAAAAAATCAAACCTCTTGTAAAATCCAACGTGGACGGCCGCAACGGATGGAATATTCATGAGTGCAGTGCCCCTGGGCCGATATGGCAAAAATCACCACCCTGTTTTTGCTTCCACTTTTCTTTCAGCTGCTGTGCCTTGCGATACACGGGCGACTTGGACCTGTACCTGGAGGGGTCCACATATGCCTCCGGGCAGGTGAACACATAGCTCACTAAATACTCCAGCGCGTTCATCGCATCGTGCGTCCTGGAGTTTGCCGGTTCATCCAGAATTTGATCCAGTACTGTCTTTTTTCTGTAAGTACCAAATTCCCTCTGGGTGGCGTATGTACTATCCACCACAAGACGCAACCGTATTCTACCATTTTGGTCCGGACTCATCATCGTACGCACCTCGTTCGTGCGTGATTGAATCACGTTATTCCCTGGAATGAAGCCGTGAGAGGTGATTCGGCTTTTGTGGCCACAGCGCTGAAAAGCGTCCTGGTAGAGGCCCATGATCGTGGAGCCCCGCCCGGCACCTACCCGTGTTTGGCGGCCCATATTGAAATCCATTACAAAAGCTTCGAAACGCCTTGTCATGTAAGGCTTTAGGGCGATGGCAAGTTCGTCCGCGCCGGCCTTTTTCAAGATGACCTCATTCTCGATAATGAGCACACCGCCCATATCTTTTCCATTTACTTTGGGGGGTGGAACTACCCCTATAAGTGCTGCTGTCCTGGTGTGCGAAGGGTCGATCGCAAGATATCTGGTCCATTCGTCCGGAAATTGCCCATGAGTGGTATAAATGTCACTCAGCACGTCCCCGCGATACTGCTCGGTAAATGGATCCTCTGGAATAATCTTGAATATCCCGTGCTTGGAGGGGATATAGTTATACATCGCCACCGTATCCAGCAAGAACTCCCCGTAGTCGCGGCTGCGACGATCCTCTTCCGAGTCCATTCGCCCAATCGCGTCTTCCTTATCGGTACTTGGAATGAAGGGGTTATCTGAAAACCTAAGCACCACCTCGGACACTCGCGGATCATCAGCATCCGCCTGTTGATTCGCACGTTCGCTCATGGTAACAAGCGCATCGTTCGTCCCGTGCGGCCAAGCAGACCAAATGAGATGTCCGCTTTTGTCCGCAAGTCGATCCTGATACTCGGAAACGTGGTGAGAGAATCGCAGATCCTCGTCTATCCAGATCAAGTCCACCGCGTCTCCTTGTTTGGCCTGGATGGCAGTCGACGGAAATGCGCAGATTTTCGTTTCCCCCCAGGGGCTGTTAACAACAACGGACTTGAAAATATTCTCCGCCCTATTTTCCCAGCCCCATGAGCCGGATTTGATCATCCTTTCTGGAATCATGGGACCTGCTGGCTGGGATTCATCAAACCTCGCCATATGCGCGGAGTTAGCCCGATTCAGCGCAAACCAGTTCCCGTCCTCCCCAGGCAGAACCCGAAAGTAGTCCGATTGAAACAAAACCCGATGCAGCGTCTGACCAATATGTGCAAGATCCCAGCCAATAACCCAAACCAGCATGTTGGCCTTAGGGTATTTGCGAGGGAGCGGCTTGCCGTCTGGGCCGATGATGGGGACACCAGTAACGGCGCTCGCGAGTTCAGCCGAAGCGGCAACTGTTTTTCCACTACGCTTGCCACCACGGACAATGCGCTCCTTTGCCCTGGAGGTGTGGAATAGGAGTTGCTTGCCGATCGGCCGATAGCACCGAAGTGCCTCCATCTTCCGATGGCGAGTTTCCCCTACCAGATCAGTCAGTCGCTTCAGAACCTTCTGCTCCATTTGCTTCCACTTCTGTTGGTTTCCCAGTGTCAGTGCCAAGCAGCAGCCCGGCCAATCCCTGCTCTATGCTGTCAAGGCCCTTGTCTCGAACCACCCGCTCGAACAAGGCGAGTACCTCTCCAGCAAGTTCCTCTTCTGTTAGGTTCACCGCGTCTGGTGCTGACTCTCGAAGGGTGGAAGAGTCGCGCACCAGACGCAGTATCGTCTCTCCAAACAGAATAACCGTAGCACTACCAGGAGATCGCTCTCGAGCGTCCCGATAATCCTCAACGAGCTCCTCGCAAAATCTCTCTAGCCCGCCGAGTTCCCTTACAACTCCGGCACAAACCTCGGAAATATGCGGTGCGAGAATAGCGTCCGGCCTGCTGCCGGCGATCATTTCCCGAAAAACCTTGCGAGCCTTCTCACGAGACTCGGCATGTTCCCGCTTCATCGTCGCCTTGGTAATACACTGCCCGCAAGCTTGTACCTCTCCGTCCACTGCAGCCTCGGAAACAACCTCCTGGCAGACGGGACAAAAGACGTAGGTGGCTAGCTCGCCGGCGCTTCCGCCCTCAGACATTCCAGGTACTCCCGCTTCGAGATTAGCCAGATTGTAGTGCCTTCGAGCACTCGAATCGTTGCACGGTCATTAAACGCCTCATTCACCGCCTGAATCACACCTGGCCAGCCGTCGATATAGTCGTGTCCACACAAAAAGCCGTCTTCCGCCACGTGAGGCAGCCATGCCTCAATATCAGCTTTCGCATCCTCGTACGAATGGCCAGCGTCAAGAAAGATCAGGTGCGCGTCTTGACGATCGAGTTCAGAGGCCAAGTCCCGCGATTCGCCGGCGAGGAGTTTGATTTCATTTCCCCAGTACTCGCCACAGTTTTTGACGAAATGCTGCTGAATCGCATCTGGCCCGAAAAAGTCGACAGCCTGCTTAATTGGATCCTCCGTGGATCCGCCGCTGAAGTCATCCACACAGAAAACGGTCCCGCTAGCACTTGAGAATCCATTGGCAATAGCTATGGCGGACTCTCCAACCCAGGAACCGACCTCTATCACCCGTAGTGATACCCCCTCGTTTTGCTGGGCAACTGTTTCGACAATATCTCGCAGCCTTTCGAGCTCCCGAATCGGAGTCTGGTGGCCAAGCGTTGTAACGGGGTGTTCAAAAATCACCCGCTGGCGAACAAGAACCCCGCTTGGACTGGAATCACCAGTTGGAACGCGGTACGACTCCTCCCATAGGGGGTCTAGTGCCGGTTCCGGCTCTGTTTCGACCGGTAGATTCGTCACCGTCGCCAAATTACCGGTAAAGTCAAAGTCAACCAGCCGGTCGGCATGCTCGAAATTCCTGTTCATTGCATCGCGAAACCGTTCGTTTAGGTCGCTCGCCACCAATGGATGCGGCTTGCGGACCTCCTTAACCTTGGTGTGTCCAGCCCATGCGTCCCAGTTGCAAAAAACAACGGGACCTTCGTGTCGAGCCTGACCGTTCAGGGCCAAGTCCCGAAAATTGGTCACATCTTCCGTCGAGGCCTTCTCCGTCTGATACTTGTCCTTGTACTCATAGTAGAAATAGGGGGGGTCCATAAGCTCAAATATACCGGTCGTGTAGAGGGTCACTCCGGTGGGCCCCGCGGCAATTTCACGAATCCCGCCTTGGTAGCTGGCGGCATCTCGAGAATACCCCTCTACGCGAAAGGCGGAATGCGGACTGTTTTCATCGCCCTCCCAGTAAAAAACGTAGACATTTTCCGTCGGCGGAGGGCCGCAATATGGCGCACAAACCAAAGACGGGAGGCCCTTGCTGAGCCGCTCATATGCGAAATCGAACGAACTTTGCCAGAATGGCTTGGCGATCGAGTCCACTTTGAGTTCGCTATCTGGCACGTTGTCTGAATCCAACATGAATATCATGTCAAATCCATTCTCTTGTGCGATCTGGACGGAACGATTGCGCGTCATCGGAATCGGTGTGTCGGACAAAGTGGTGATGGCCGCGTGCTTAATGCGATCGTCTGCCTTGACCTCCGCCAAGGTCTTGGCAAACCACGGGGCATGAGACGGAAGAACCATCGGAACGCCGCCATTTCCGCCATATGCGAACTGGACAAACAGAACATTGACTCTCATGGGCTCCATCGTGCATCTCCGAAAGATAGGGGTGGTTATCTCTCCTTATGTTATCAACTTAGTAAACATTAAGCAACCAGCAAGGCGTGTCAAGCATAAAAAACGGCCCAGGGCGTATTACCCTGAGCCGCCCCGGCACAGCACTGCTGGCCCACCCCGATGGAATCTATTTGAGGATATCCAGGTCCACCAAGACATCACCCGTGGTTTGACTGGACGATACGGCGCTAAGCGCACGACCCACGCGGTTGATTAACTGCGCCTTTACATCCGTGACACTGGAGGTTGCAATGAGCGGACGAGCCCTACCTGCCGTGGTGCAGTTCGTGGTTGCCGCTGTCAGGCAGTGAAGAGCATCGCCCTCTGAAACGTCGACAACCTGGCCGACAGGCATATTCAGGAGGCCCGGGCCCTTAACCTGAATCCAGAGAAGGTCCTCGTCTCGAGCCCCAGAGCTGGAGAGGAACTCATCTGTCACCCCGGCGGCCTGCTCGCTTGTCGCCTCCGTGTAGCCGTTGATTCTCCGACCCACGAAACCAGTGGCCCAGGCAACAAGCCGCTTGGGCAACACGGTGAAGCCGGATACGTTTCGCACACAGATGCACGTCACCACACGATCGCTTCGCTGCGACTTGATCCCCGGACTCCCAGATGTGGAGTCAACGTCCTTGAAGTGCTTCATCTGGCCTTCGAGCCCCACGGAAACACCATAAGACGATGAAAGAGTCTTGTTTGGACCGTTATACGTGGATCCTCGCGGAAAAAGACCAGTTACATTGTCAGCCATTTTGATGGCTCCTTTCTTGCACGGCCTTTTTCAAGGCGGCAGTTTTGTTCTTCTGAGCGGATGGCAATCACCATCCCTCGTAACTACGCGTCGTTATTCAGCCTTGCGACGTGCCTCGGATTCCACTTCGCGTTGCCGTAGAAGCCACAGCCCCACAGGTAGCTCCACATGGTTCGCGGGTCCTTGTCCGGCCCCTCGCCCCAAAACAACTCAGGCATGATCGAACTGATGGTTACCTCGTCCAAATTCAACATATAGCCCTTATTGGCAGGGCAGTCGAAATCGGCGGAGATAGCAACGCCATCCTGGTTTAAGACATTTCCAGCAAACCCAAGATCCTGAGCGGCCTTGTGCGGAATGTTGATCCGCCGAGTGGCTTCCTCGTGGTTCTTGTAGCCCTGGAAAAGGTTCGGCGCCAGGACACAAATGTCCGGCATGCCGGCTTTTCCGCCAGTAACCGTCAGCCAAGTAATCGTCTGGCTGATGACCCTCCAGCAGTTGTCCTCCCAGAGAACAGAACCCGTCCCCCAATTAGAGGCGCTCCAGTTGACGAGCTTGGCGCTCAAGTAATCGTACTCGGAGTCGCCTTGACCGTCCGGCCAATCCACCGCCAAAGTGGCGTTAGGATACGTGCTCAGGTTGCTTGACCAGCTTCCGCCCTGGTCCGCTTGGTCGGTATCAAGCCCCCCATAGGAGTCGTTATTTGAACTGATCCGATTGGTTGCCGCAGTATTGGCCGCTGTGAGGAACGTATCCAGGCCGTGGATGTTATTCTCCCGGCCGCTACTGGAGCCGTTCTTGTAGAGTTCCCCGCAGAAGTTATTCTGCAGGGACTTCATCAACCGGTTGTTCTTCGTCTGGAAGAGGTTGATGAGCTGCTCCTCCCCGGCATTCATCGCCTTTTGCTTTTTGGTCAGCGTGTCTGTCGCCACATAGCCTCGCCAGTCGATTTCCAACTGCCGGAAGGCATCGTGGTTTGAGAAGTCGATCTGACCGCCGTCCGCATGGCTATTCACCACCGGCTGACTGAATTCGACCTGCCATTTGCAAACATCACCACTCGCATTGCGCTCGATTCGCCCCTTGCTGCGCAGCATCGCAAGCAGAAGCCGAGACCTGAGGGTAAGGTCGCTGGCTCCCTTCATATAGCGCGGGCGGGTTGTGTTGACGATGCCAATCCATTCGTCTGCCATTGTCTTACCCTTTATTGAGGAGGAATAGGTTTGTCATAAGCTACGTAACACCGGCCTTTTTGGCCGCAACTGTAAACATGTTCTCGAGTTCCGTATTGTCTCGAGCCACGGGGTCCTGCCCTTCACCCTCCGCATAAGCACCAGGGGAGGGGTTGTGTCCAGCCTTGGCAATCGCCTCCTGCATGAAAGAGGCCGGCTTCTCGCTCTCCGGCGTGGGCGTCGGCACAGGGGCGCCATTGCCCTCTTTTGGAGTAGCGGTCGGCAAAAGAGACCGGGTCATTTGCGATGCCAGTCTCAGGATCTGATCCGTGTCATTCACTCCGCTTTGGCGGAGCTCCTGAGCGGCCTGGATAAAGGCCTCGCCATACGCCGTTGCCTTGGGATTGCCGTAGATATCGTTGATCACCTTGTCATTACCGTCATGCTCATATAGGAGCTTGGAGTTTTCAGCTTCCCAGCCAGTCATGCTCTGGGAACTGTCATATTCTCCCAGGGTCTTTTGCACCCGCTCCTCAATCAATCGGCTGAGCGGTTCCTGGAACGCGTCCCATGTCGTCTGGAATGGGTTGTTAACCAGTGTTTCCAGCGCTTGGCGCTGCCAGACGCGATGGGCGTTCATGCCCTGTAGAACATTGGGGGGCACGTTCAGGTGCTGACCTTCAGCGGGTACGAACTGACCATTTGGATCCTGCTGGATCATCCCGGACTGCAGGAACGCGTCCCAGCCCTGCTCGTACTCCGGTTGTTTCCATGAGTTTGTGAAGTGCTCCCCTACATCCCATGGCTTCTCTGTCTTTTGCTCAGGCGCGGGAGATGGGTCTTGGGCCTGCTGCTGCTGAAATTCTCGAAATTGCCGATCGTACGGCAGGACTTGACGGCCGTAATCGGCATATTGCCGCAGCTCCTGTGATTGCTTATGAAGACCAGCAATCAAGGCCGCGTCGTCCTCGTACCCGCTCGTATCCACTCCAGCTTCCTGGGCAGCCAGAAAGGCAGAAGAAATAGCAGGTCCCGCAGGCGGAGACTCTACGGAACCTGCGGGCGGAGATGGAGATGCGTCGGCTGGGGGTGTTGCTGGCTCTGGGCTCTTGGTCGCCCCGGTTGCGGCCTCGGCTGCCGCATCCGTGAAAGCACTCTCGTAGTTTTCCGGTAATTCTTGTACATCTGGTGCGGGGTCGGTCATTTCTGCAGGCATTTATTTCTCCAGGTTCGGGGTGGGTGATACCTTCACTCCTATCAGATTTCCGCTGAAAAAGATCTACCGTCAACCAAGGGGTGTACATGATCGACCGAATCTGATAAGATGAAATCGAGGCTGATATTTTGCTGATTTGAGCGAGGTTGACGAGATCGATGGCGGAGATTTTCAGGATGGAACGTGAGATTTTTCACGAAAAACTATATTTATTCAAAGAAATCGCAAGAGAACGAGGCGTCTTTCCGTGGACGGTTTCCTACCAAACCGTCCGCAGGTATGCCGTCGAAGGTCGTGTCAACCTTAGCGGAATTACCGTATTTCTGGACTCACTCAAGACACCCACTGGACGCGCCACCAGCCGAGAGGCTTGCAGGCGATTTATCCACGACCTGAATACTTGACTCAAGGGGGATAGCCATGTATTCTCACGAGACCCTGTCAGATCAGATAGTTTCCATTGTCGAGCAGCATTGCATACGACCAGACGGTCTGGATGCTGAGCGGGCGAAGTGCCTGGTTTTGCACTGTCTTCGACAGCAAGCGGAGCGGGATCAAGATGTCAGCGGAGAAGCCAGCGGAAGTGCGGCCGTGTCCCCTGTGTGGTAAAAAACTCAATCCGCCGTACGAGACGCACAGCAGCCTGTGGCTCCTGCGGCATCTCACCCAAAGCCACCTGGATCACGCCTCTCGAGACACGAACTCTTCTGCCGTAAAGTGTGTTTGCGGCAAGATGTTTCGCGGTACGTACTCTTGGTGCAAACATATCGACTCGCTTAGCGAACGGGGGTGTCGTCGGCATTACGGTACCGGTGCTGATGGAGCAAGTTCCCGACTGGTTTATCGCGCACGTAATGCCATGTGGTCTTGACTGCTGCGGAGAAGGCATGCACATTTCCGTGATTGGGAAAAGATGGAAAGTGGTCTTTGGTCACGTCAAGCCCGACTCTCTCGGTTTGTGTGATCCCTACGACCAGCCCCGCAAGCAAATCACCATCAGCACCAAGCTTGCCAAGTCGGGCAAGGATCTCATGCTCATGGAAACTGCTCTCCATGAGATCCTACATGCTGCATGCTGGAGCCTGGATGAAGAGTATGTGGAGGGGTATGCCCATGCCGCCGCGCGTGCACTTTACCGATTAGGCTTTCGGCGAAACGTGGATGAGTCCGAACTCTAACCGGAGATGTAAGATGAAACGTATTTTGGTAGTGTCCGACCTCCACTGCGGCCATACTGTTGGCCTCACCCCACCAAAATGGCAAAGAAAAGCGTATGCGACCACCAAACACGAAAAGTTTTCCGCCATTCAGGCGGAGTCATGGAAATGGTTCAAGCGGGAGGTTCGGGCTTACGGCCCATACGATATCGTCGTCTGTAATGGCGATGCGATTGACGGTCGAGGGGAAAGATCGGGCGGGACGGAGCTGATCACACCGGATCGAGATGAGCAATGCGAGATCGCGGTAGAGGCGTTGCGAGTGGCTATGGGTGAGTGCAAGACTGGGTTGATGACGTATGGGACACCCTATCACACTGGAACAGAAGAAGACTGGGAAGGGAAAATCGCCAAAGCGCTCGGATGTAAGATTGGCGGGCAGGAACAGCTTCGCGCAAGTGGCGTCGTGTTTGATTTCAAGCACAAAATAGGAGCCAGTTCGGTGCCGCACACGAGAGGAACGGCACTTGGGAAGGCTGGAATTTGGAGCCAGTTGATCGCCGATCGCGGCGCGGCGGCCGAGGCGGACGTACTGGTGCGGAGCCACGTCCACTATCATTCCTTTGTTGGTGGGCCCCTGTTTAAGCCAGGGTTGATGATGACAACCCCAGCACTCCAGGCCATGGGAACCAAATACGGAAGCAGGCAATGCGAAGGCATTGTCGACTTTGGCTTCGTAGTGTTCGAGTGCGAACGAGGGGCATACACTTGGTTTTGTCGCCAGAAGCTCCTGGAGACGAACAAGATTAGCCCCATGGAGGTTTAGGGAGATGCTCACATGAAGATGTCCATGAGGGTACTACCGGCAAAGGGCAGGCCCATGCCTGTCGCGGAGCCAGGAGATTTTCCGGCTGTACGGGGCGGAGTGGACGGTCGGCTTGTGAAGTTGATCCAAAAACATGGCGGTAGGATTACTGTGAGGGGGGTACAGCAACTATCCCGTAGTTGGCGACCAACTGGCGTGGCTGAGGTGGCTTTGCGAAAGCTCGCTAGACAGGGGATGGGATTCTGGATGCCTTTTTCGCGTGGGTCTGCAGGTCGTCCGACCCGATTCTTCCAGTTGCACCCAAAAGGCAAGTGGCCCAAACAATAGGAGACGCGGGATGATCATCACCCAAGATGAGATGTATCGTATTCTGCGTTCATCCGACCCGGACCCGGAGGAAGAGGAGGAATACGCTTACTACGTGGAGCTTCAGCAGAAATTTCCATGGAAAGCAGCTGGTGGGGGGCTGGCGGTTGGGATATGCGTGGGATTCTGGGTCGGATGGCTACTTGAAGGGGTGTGGGGATAAATAATAGTGGAGATAAGGTGATATGAGGACTGTGCTGGAAACGAGAGGCACGCAGCTGGCAGCTTTGTATGAGGCGATAATAGGGAGGCCAGTCGCGCTACAGGGCTCCTTCTTGTCGGGGTCGGCACATAGAAAAAGACTGGAATCTATGATCCCCGGGGTTGACACGATACCATGATGGATGATAGGATTCAGAATAGGCGATAGTAACAGGATCCGAGTCAGGCAGGATGGCACCAAGCAACAGACGACGCAGCCGGACGTTAACTAAGAGCCGGGGCTACGAGGCACTTGGACGACCACCTATACGACCATACTGTAGTAGAGGGGTGTAGGGCTGGATAGTACCCACCATATTCGTTCACGGGCGAGGTCGAACACTAAAACCCAGGCGCTGTCCTAACCTGACAACCTGGTCCCTGCTGGGCATTTGCCTGCTCACGACCTATCCGTGCACCCCCCCAAGTAGTTCCTGCTCGACTCTCAGTGACCTCAGCCGTAGGTAATCGGCATCTAAGCCATGTAGGATCTGGCATCTCTGCCACTCCTACAGCAGGGCTAAAGGGGGTGGGTCTAGGCTGAAATATGCCTTAAAAAACACTCTGTTTTTGGGCCCGCTAAACACAAACCGACCGGTCAGTCTATGGCCCCGTCAAGGTCGACTGCCAAAAAAGTAGGCACGTACCTCACCCCCTTATCTCGGGGTCTAATTTGCCTAGTACTCCTGGAGGGGGGGTGGTAACCCGCCCCATAGCGACTCTGAGTGTGTTACCTGGGGCTGGCAGCGCACTCTTGCTAGGGGACCTACTGGGTGACCTCAGAACTTGCGAGAGAGGCGAACACGACCCGAGACACACCGTAGGTGTGGCGAGGGGAGAAAGGCCAGTTGATAAGTGGAAATAGATCTGAGGCTAAAAAATACGGGGAGGTAAGGTAATTGATAGTGCGGCGGTCGCTGGTCCCCTGGCCCCCCTTCGGCCCCACCCGGGCGTCGCCTGTGCCCCGCGCACGGCCGCCCACCGCACGCGGGCGTGTTCCCGCGCACGGCCGCGATCGCACGCGAGAGTGTTCATCCTCTGTACACCCCAGCCACCGCAGACTGACCGGTCAGGATGCGAATCCCCTCTTCCGAGGGTGGCGCGCATGCATCTCCCACCCCTGCCTCATCCAGG